TCAGCATCAGACCAAAGTGGTGCGAAAAGATCATAAGCGGTGAGAAAACGATTGAGGTGCGCAAGACGCGCCCGAAGATGGATACGCCGTTTAGGGGCTATATCTACCGGACAAAAGGAACTGTTCCCCATATCATCAATGGGAAATGGGTACAGATGGAGGTTGGCGGAACGATCATTGCCGAGTTTACCTGCGACCGTATCTATGAGCTGGAAATGCGCTCACCCGGCGGCAGCTACTATGTCAAAGGTGAGGATCAGCCAACAACAAACGATGTTGCGCGGCATTCGTGCCTGACCCTCTGGGATATGCACGAGTATCTGCAAGCGGGAAAGGGCTATGGATGGCACATTTCCAACCTCAGGATTTACGATCACCCGCGCGATCTGTGGGAGTTTGCCGGTCTGCAGCGGGAGACAGAATTCGGCCTTGCGCCCAAGCCAATCACCCGCCCGCCGCAGAGCTGGCGGTATGTGGAGGAGCAGATATGAACGAGCGAGATAAAATCCTGCTGCGGTATGTCTGCGATGGCGACATGAGGAGAGCTCGCCAACAGGCAAAACTAATTTTAGAAAATACAACGGCCAAAAAGGATGAGCATTTTCGGTATGAGATGCTGAGAAAACTGGAGACCAAAAGCAACTTCATTGAACTGCCGGCGAACTTGCAGGGAATTTTGGTAGCGGAGGACTCCGCCTTTTTCCCCAACAAGAAGTTCTTAGTCAGGCCACATGAGGAGGCTGTAGTAAAAAAGGCGCTACGCATTTACCGCGCCGCCGATAAACTGGCAGAGATCGGACTGCCGTATTTCTCCGCGCTTCTGCTGCACGGAGAAAGCGGGTGCGGAAAAACAGAACTGGCGAGATATATTGCATATAAAGCAAACCTGCCGTTCGTCTATGTCCGGTTCTCCGCGTTGGTGAGTTCATATCTGGGCAGTACACAGGCCAATATCGCCCGCATCTTTGACTATGTGAGGCGCGAACCGTGTGTCCTGTGCTTTGATGAGATCGACGCAGTGGGAATGGCCCGTGGGCAAAGAAACGATGTCGGGGAAATGAACCGTATCGTCATCGCACTTATGCAAGAACTGGACAAACTCCCCAACAATGTGATTATCGTCGGCACAACGAACCGCTTTGACCGGCTCGACCCCGCGTTGATCCGGAGGTTTCCCATTCAATACGAAGTGCAGAAACTATCCCCTGAAGAAGCCTGTGCGCTTGCAGAAAAGATCGTCGGTTATGCCGGGATAGATGTCGAACCGTGGAAATTGTGGTTTACTGCGGCATTCCCGGAAAGCGTACCCGCCTCTACTGTGGTGAAGGTGTGCGTGGACGAAATAGTTGCGTATATCATCGAAAAGGAAGAAGAGAAATGAACGAAAGAATGACGAAGCGCGACACCGATGGACAGGCAATGATGGACTGCCAGAAGTGCGAAGCGGATTGGACGGGTAAGCATGGTAAACCGATGGTTGACTGCACCGCGCTGTACTGCCGAAAATGCTTTGCAGGAAATGGAGGGTGAAAATGGCATTGAAAATTCCAAATCATATCCGGAAAAAGATGAACCTGACGGCACTCTACGCCAGTAAAGCGGCCAATATCAACAAACAAGTATCTGATTGGCTCGAAAGTCATGGCGTCGATGTTGATGCACTCAGTTGCGGATGTGGATACGGTTTTGAAGAACTGATGTACGGGAACGACGTTACAGATAAACTCTGCGAAAGGATAGAAAGAGAGGCAGCAAATGCGGACATATCTCAGAAGTGATTACGCGCTCCACCCGTGCGGCGCGGGATATGAATATTGCGACGGGGAGTGTTCTCATTGCGAAGCTGCGGCATCGACATATACCTCAAACACTACGCAGCCCAAATATGAGCCGTGGAGAAAAGATATGCAAGAAAGGCCGGTGACACCGACAAACAATGAACAGACCAGAAACGACGAAGTGGCTTTCGGAACTGCTGGAAGAACATATTGACCCGAAGAACGACCCGCGCGTCTACTGGGCCAAGGAAATCACATTTGACTACGGCAGCGTTTCTCCCATTCGCGTGGACTATATGCAGTTCAAGCCGGTCAACAACAGCGTGTCCGGCATCGAGAAGGGCGATGTGTACTGCTACGAGATCAAGTCTTCCGTTGAAGACTTCCATTCAAAGAACGGTCATAACATGATCGGAGATTTCAATTACTACGTCATGCCGACCGATGTGTACGAGAAAGTCAAACTTGAAATTCCATATAACGTCGGCGTCATGTGCCCTGAAACCTTTGAAAGCCCATTTTTTGAAAGAACAACATTGGTAACGAAGAAAAACGCGAAAAGATCGGACAGGCCACGACCGGTATCCGAAATGCTCCTGATGATGTGGCGCAGCTCCCGGCGGGAAATTGTAAAAGCGAGAAAGGAAGCGAATGGAAATGACGAACCTTAAACCTTGCCCGTTCTGCGGAGGTGAAGCAAAATTCTTCAGAAAAGCAAGTTTTGAGTTCGGAACACGGCGCGGCTGGCAGTTTGGAATCCATTGCACAAAGTGCGGCGTCGGAACTCCAAAGAACGATTACACGGTAGAAGTTGAATTTTCAGACTATGGAGAAGTGAAAGTCGTGAAAGACGAACGGCCAGCAGCAATCGAAAAATGGAATTTGAGGACACACCACTGATGGAAGGAGAAACACAGTATGTCTCGCTCTGTAAATGAGGTTCTTTTCAAAGCGGTCGAGCGCAAGCTGGAAACAGCGCGCAAATCGTATGACGTATATCGATCTACAATTACGGACTTGAACCAGCTGTTAAAGGACATGGCCAACTATGCGGTAAAGAACAACTGGAATCTCCAAAAACTGCCCGATTATGACCTGGAAGGTTATTTGTATGATGGAAAGCCGGAAATCGGTGAGGTCATGAAAAAGATCGTAAATGCGTTCGGCGTGCCAGAGGGGGAACTTTGAAATGGCCGGTTACATCAAAGACAAAGATGTCTACGCGCTCTTTGACGAGCGCGGGACTGCTCGCCTGCACGTTGGGGACATCGACAGACTGGAAAGGATATACTTCCCAGCCGAACTGCACGTTGGAGATCGCGCGTGGAAGAAGGCCATGAGCATCCTCGATAAGAAATACGCGGAAGCGAAAAAACTGCCGTTCATCCGTGACCCGCTGGCATGGGCACTGTACCACACTTGGAAGGAGTTCGATGATGGGAAACGCTGTGACTGAAGAATATATCCGTCGCTCAGAAGCACTAGACGCGATTCGTCGGTTTTCAACCGAAAACGGATCTGCGCTTGGCTATCACAGTGGCGCAATCGACCTCGCAATGGAGGCAATAGAAGCCATCCCTGCTGTTGATGCAGCACCGGTTGTGTACGGCACATGGATTGAAGAAGACGGCATGCAGATCTGCTCAAATTGCGGTGAAGAACACGAATGGGATGACTACCGTGCATCTTACTGTGAGGATTGCGGAGCAAAAATGAGGAGATTGCATGATGACTGAAGAATTTATCAGCCGCGCTGAGGCACTTGAAGACTTTGAGGAATGCAACAAATCCGACCCTAAATGGACACCTCAGCGTGTGAAAACGCTCCTGCTCCGCCAACCCGCCGCTGACGTTGTTCCAGTGGCGCATGGGAAATGGATCAAAAATGAATGGCTCTCTACTGACTTTTCGCCGGTGTACGACTGCAGCGAGTGTCATAAGTCAATCGAGCAGAAGTACCTTACACTTCCGCAACGCTGTGAACACTGTGGGGCGCTGATGGATGGGAGGTGCAGGTAATGCGGTTGATCGACGCAGATTGGGTGCTTGAGCACGTCAAGCCATATGAACGATCAGATGAGCAATGGAGCGTAACTGGCGGCACGGCAATCCGGCTTATTTATAATGCGATTGATAATGCGCCGACCGTTGATGCCGTTCCGGTAACGCGGTGCAGGGACTGCAAAGATTTCCGACGAAACAAAGAAAATGACCCGTACTGCACGAACAGGCGCGGCCTAGATGATCCAGTGCCAGACGGGTTCTGCAACTACGGGAAGCCAAAGGAGGCAAGCGATGAACGGTGAATGGGTCTTGGCAAATAAATGCCCGCACTGCGGCGGACGGATGACTCTTGTGGACTTTTACTCCTACTCGCGCGACTACCCGATTTTGAAAAACGGGAGACCGTCGAAGCATGGGAAAAAGTGCGGAGAAGAAGCCGTTGGAGTTATAAATGCCCAATGCAATTCGTGCCATGTGACGTGGGATGACAGCAACGCTCGCCTCACTGTTGATGGCAA